TGTCACAATCGGTTCTGGAGCTGGCAAGACTATGACTACCTCCAGTGAAAATATTCTCATTGGTAGAAATGCTGGCGGTGCGATAGCCGCTGGACAAACTACTACTGATGGCACTGTAGCAGTAGGAAGCACTGCCTTAGCCGCCCTGACATCGGGTGCTGGCAATGTGGGCATAGGATTTCAGGCTGGAGAAAATTTAACAACAGGAGAGAGAAATGTAGTCCTTGGGCATCAAGCTCTTAATAACGCTACTACAGAAACAGATGATAATGTAGCTATTGGTTATCGGGCAATGAATGGTGCTATTTCGACTGAAGCTGTAAATGATTGTATTGCTATTGGGTCTTTAGCTTTAGATGGTGCGTTAGAAGAAGAGGTTTCTGGCACTGTTGCGGTAGGAGCATCTGCACTTGGAGCCCTCACATCGGGTGGTCACAACACAGCTATTGGATATAACTCAATGTTAAAACTTACAACTGGAGCTGAAAATGTCGCAATCGGGAAGCTATCGATGGAAGAAGCAGATGGTGGTGAAAGTTATAATGTAGCTATTGGTTATCATGCTATGGGAGATGTTGACCATGATGATTCTGATTCAAACGTAGCGATTGGTGGAAGTGCGTTAGCTGGTGGCGATGCGGCAGTAAAAAATTGTGTTGCTATTGGATATAACGCTCTTGACCATACCGCTGGAAATGCTCAAGATGGCACGGTGGCTATAGGAAAAGGTGCTCTCACCGCCCTCACATCGGGAGGTTCTAATACTGCTGTGGGATACTTGGCATTAACTGCTGTTACAGCAAATGGATATAATACAGCAGTAGGTGCAACAGCATTAGATGCCTGTACTGGTGCTCAAAATACGGCAGTGGGTTGGGATGCTGGTGGTTCAATAATTGGAGGAGATAATAATGTCTGCATAGGTTCTAACTCTGGAGATGTTATCACAACAGGAGATGGCAATACTATTCTTGGTGATGGGGCAGACCCAAGTGCAAACGATGGTGCTAATCAAACAGTAATCGGATTTAACACAACAGGAGTAGCAGACAACTCAGTAACACTTGGAAATGCTTCTGTAACTGCTGTGCATTGCGGTCAGGATGCCGCTACTGCTGGAGCAGGGGCAAGAATTTTTGCAAAGAAAATCATTACAAGGTCAGATGATGCGAGTGATTATTGCGGAACCTTTGAAAATAGGGGCGATAATGCAAACAGATTAGGAATTAGCGTAAGAGCTGGTGCTTATGGTCCGAGTAGTGCTGGTGATTGTAAGTATGTATCCTTTTTTGATGGCGATGAAACTGCGGCAGGGGGTATCCAAAATAGTAGTACCGTAGCAAATCCTGAATTTTTTAATGGTTCTGATTTGCGAATGAAAAAAGATATTGCAACAACTCAAATGAAAGGGTTAGATACAATAAATGCTATTCCATTAAAAGAATGGGAATGGAATCACACGAAAGATATTCCAAAAACAAAAATTGGAATAGTTGCAGATGATTTAGAAAAAGTATTGCCAGATTCAATCGGTGAAATGCACGACATGAAAGGCTGGGAGCATTGTGTTAAGGAAGGTGAAAAACCATTAAAAACAATTCCAACAGAAACACAACTTACGTTGTTGTTAATGAAAGCAGTACAAGAATTAACAGCAAAAGTGGAAGCATTAGAAGCAAAATAATTAACTAAACAAGGAGTCAATAATGGCTAAAGAAAAAAAAGAAAAGCCAGTTTTGAACTTAGATGACAAAGAGTATGTTATTGAGGACATGACTGACGAACAAAAGATGATGGTAAATCACATTAACGATTTACAAAACAAACAGAATACGAATCAGTTTATGGCTGACCAGTTATCTGTTGGAAAAGAAGCATTCATTAATATGCTACGTGCATCTCTTGAACCCGAAGAAGTAGAAGAGGTTGAAGCAGAAGCATGATAGTAAGAAGGTGTAGTCAGGGTCATCGAGTACGGATTCATAGAAATACAACTCCCGGTGCTACTCGCACTAAAACATACGCAGATGGGTCTACTGAGACTCTGACGTACCCTTCGTCTTACGATTACTTTGTTGATGTAGATAGTACAGTAGCGAAGAAAACTAATAGTTTTAAGACTGCTGAAGAGTTCTTTGTTACTGAGTGTGCTAAGAAGCATGGTGATGGACATGGCAGATTGATAGTAGGGGGACATCATATAATAAATGGTGTCGCTACGTTACAAGCAGATTATCCTACTGACACCAATACTAAAGCAGAAATAAAAGATTTCTATGATAAACGTGGAGTTGTTTATGGTGGAAGTGAAACTAAATCAGAACTTCTTACAAGAATAGTACCTCAGTATAGTGGTAGTAAAGAGGTATCTAAACATTTAAAGGTATAGTATGGACAATATTTCAACATCATACGACATTCCTGTAAAATATGTTTATGTGGGATTATAATCACCAAATAGTATGTTTAAATGGCTAACCCAAAAACTGCAAGAAGTTATCGTGGCACTGTTGTTGATGACAATGCTATTGTTTCTATTAATCTCAAGTGGTTGGGTCAGTTACTTGTACTTGTTGGTATGTTGGTCTATGGCTATTGGCGTATCGAGAGTAGACTTGGACAACTTGAAGAAGAGATGCTAGCTGCTGATGTTAAGATTGGTGATTTGCTGGACAAACATATGGTGGAAGAAAAGATACAACGAGAGCAACTCGAAGAGAAAGTAAATTTCTATGAAAAAGAATTTAATATTAATCCCTTATCATGGGGAAAACGGAAAAAGAAATAATGGATTTTATGGCAGTATATGGCGAAGCTGGAATGATTGGCGTAGTAGGCGTGATGTTTGTCTACTTGGTAGTATCAATGTCGAAGAAATCAGATGCTCAACAAAAGACATTAGAAGATTTAAAAGTTGAAAATCGTGGGCAATCTGAAACATTAGCAAATATGGAAGGTATGATTATTAAACTAATTGAAAGATGGAATAAATCAGATGATGTTTCCTTGAGACATAGGGAAGATATGATTCGTGAGATGTCAGATTTATCAGAAAAGATAAGCTATTTAAGTGGAAGAATTAATGGGAATCCTAAATAATGGATTATCAGAATATTGATGACTATCGTGGAGATGTCAAAGAAAGGCTTACCCGTATTGAAACAATCTTAAATAGAGAATTGCCAGATATTAAAGAACAGTTAAAATTATCTAATGGCCGTACAAGGTTGCTAGAGAATTGGCGTAATTATATATTAGGTGGTATGGCTATTTTAACAATAATAATAACATGGAGTACAAAATAATGGAATGGTTATCAGCAAATTGGGAATGGGTTCTACTTGGATTCATGATTCTAGAAAAACTTGTAAAAATGTCTCCTTCGGATAAAGATGATATTCTTTTAGATGTCATAGTTCAAGGATTAACTAAAATGGTAAAAGGAGAATCCAAATGAGTTGGGCTTCAAAATTAGTAGAAAGAGAAATAAAGAAACGTGGCGTTAAAGGTGTTATCATATGGGTTATAGGTATGATAGCAAAAGCTACACCATCAAAGAAAGATGATGAGATGGTTGAAAAAATAAAAAAAGTTATGAAGGAGTTTTAAATGAAATCAATTACTACAATAGTTTTAATTAGTATTCTTAATAGTTCTCAACCACAGCCAGTTGTATTAGATACTACTGAGGTTGCTATGTCTGAGATTAAAAAGAAAAAGAAGAAAGGCAAGAAGATTAAGAAGAAGGGCAAAAAGAAGAAGAAAGGATTCTTTTCAAAATTCAAAGGTGCTAAGTAATGCCAAGATTCGGCAAGAGAAGCAGAGGACGAATGAAGGGAGTTGATGCTAAACTTCAGAATGTCTTTAATGAAGTAGTGAAGGAATTTGATTGTGCTATTATTGAAGGACTTCGTTCACAGGAAAGACAGAATGAATTAGTGGAACAAGGTAAATCCAAGACCAAATTCGGAAAACACGTTCAGGGTAAGGCCATGGATGTAGCCCCATACCCTATAGATTGGGGTGACAGGGACAGATTTCACTATTTTGGAGGTTATGTTAAGGGAATCGCTAAACGTCTCAATGTGAGGATTAGATGGGGTGGAGATTGGGATGGAGACTTTGAAACTAAAGATAATAAGTTTGACGATTTAGTTCATTTTGAGATTCTTGATTAATGCCTAAACAACAATTAGTTATAAATAATTTCTCTGGCGGTGTTAATAATGTAAAAGACTCCAGAGATATTGCTGATAATGAATGTGCCAAAGCTGTTAATGTTATGTTTGATAAACAGGGCGCAATCAGAACTGCTGGCTCTTTTGCTACTCATGTAACTTCAAATTTATCTGGAGATTCATCAGATAATCAGCCCGGTAATGGATTGTTTTATTTTGAATCCGATTATGGTTCTAAGGAAGTAACCGCTACAACAACTTTAGATGGTGGTGTGTATGGATATATAAATGCGACATCAAATGAAATTAGGCAGGAAAGTAATACAATACAGGATAAGTTTGATGTTGGTGATAAAATATCGGTAAGTGGAACTGCTAGTAATGATGGAATATATACTGTTATTGGTCATCATACATACGAGGGTTTTTCTGGTCATCAAAAATATACATGGGTAATTCTTGAACCACTTACAACTGAATCAGTTGCATCTGCTATGACGATTAAAAGTTATAATCAGTTTGGTGTAGATTTTTGGATGAAGCCTAGAGATTCCAATGGTTCTACAGCGGCTAATCTTGAAATATCGCTACATGATTCAGAAAATAATAGTTGGTCTCATGCGGCTGATATACAACCAATTATAAATGATGATTATATAGCTGGTACATTTCAGCCTGTTTATTATTCTGTTGATAATGCTGTAAGAATATCTGACTCTAATTTTAAAAATGCTGCTAAAATAAAATGGTATGGATATATAGAAAGAAGTCATCCTGACCAATTTTATCATGGTTGGTATACTAAAGATAATGATTTATTGGCTCCAACGGCTGGTGATGATGTTAGAATAGCGGGTAGTAATACATATCCAGATACCGCTGGTGTAGGATTGCATTGGGAAGTTTTAACTCCTGCTGATGCATCAAGTACATGGGATGCTGAGACTTATGAAACTGGAATGACTTTTATATATGATGAAAATCAGGAATCAAAAATAACAGAAATGCAAGCAAGTTATGTTGAATTTACTGTAGCTACTGGTGATAGTGTTACTGTGCAAGCTGAAATGTTTACTCCATATAACCCAAGAATAAGTGGCTCAAGACTGTATTTTAGGGTATCTGGTAGTGATGATAGTTGGACATTACTTGCTGAGGCTCATTTTACTAAGGGGATAAGGACTAATTTAGATGCTGAATATACATCTGGATGGACTATAGCGTCAGCTAATCAATATGCTAGCGCTACGGCAACATCTCTTTCAGAAAATCTTGATACATATGAAACTATTAATGGTCGTTCATCAAGTATTAAATCTATATCTCTTGGTAAAATTGGGGAACTTTGGAAGTGTGCTGTTGTTTGTAATAGAAGAACATTTTTAGCTAATGTAAAAATCAGAGATGAAGGAGCTGATATTACTGATAGCAAACATTATGGAGATAGAATACTATATAGTGAAGTAAATAAATTTGATACATTCCCATCATATAATTTTATTGATGTTGTTAAGGGAGATTCAGAAGAATATATATCTCTTGTAGAATATGGAGACAGATTATTAGCATTTAAGCAAAAAACTCTTTTTATAGTTAATGTAGCATCTCCACAAGCCTCAGGATGGTTCTTAGAGAAAACACTTAGATATAATGGTGTCAGACATAAAGAAGCTGTTTTTAGGACTGAAGATGGAGTAGTATGGGTTAATGAGTCTGGATGTTGGTTTTATAATGGTTCTGGAGTGATTAATCTTGTAGAAAATAAACTGGATACAGTTAATGCAACTAACAGTTTGACTGATGGTGGATTATCTTGGAAAGATTTTTATAATTATAATACAATAGTTGGGTATTCACCTAAATATAAACAAATTATTATATTGCAGGATTGTGATGGTTCTACAGACCCTATGAATGCTTTGATATATGATTGGAGAACTAAAAGTTGGGTTCAAAATTCAGACCAAACTACATTTTTTAATAATGTTGTATATTCTAATTTTGTTTTAGATGGAGATGGTGATTTATCTATAATGACAACAGGCATATCCAGTGTATCGGCAGCTGTAATAAGATATTATTTGCCAACTTCTAGTACATCTACATCTGGTATAGAAATAATTACAAAGTTTATTGATTTTGGAGTTCCTTATAAATTGAAAAAAGTTTATAAAGTTGCTATTTCATATAAATCTAATACAGCTCAGGTAGACCCTATTGAAGTTAGATATATAAACAGTAGTGGAGTTATGCAATCATTTGCTGATTTAGATGGTAGTGTAGATTTTGCATCAAAAACAGAATGGGATGTGATAACTTTTACTGCTGGAACACCAATAGAGTGTCAGGCTCTCCAAATTAAAATTAATCCACCATCTGCTGGTACTATAGATATAAACGAAATAATGATTGATTATAGAATTTTAAATAAATTGGTAAGTTAATGTCACAACTTCTTGATAGACAATATAGAAAATTAGAAAACTCTAAAGAATCAGGTATAAGAACTATTAACCATGCTATTTCTAAACGTAATATTTTAGATGGTGAGATTGTTATATCTAAACCTAAAAATAAACCACTTAAACTGTCTAAGAAAGTAGATGGTGAACTATGGAATGTTAATTTTTCTAATGATGGTAATCAATATGTAAATAAAAATCTCTATATTGCTGGTAATTTAATTACAAATAATTATCCTGCATTTAGGGTTACAGCAACAGCAAACCAAGCATTATCTGATGGAGATTGGAGAACTATTACTTTTGCATCTTCAGTGCATGACAATGGTTCAAACTTCGATTTATCCAATGAATATTTTGTAGCTCCAGTTAAGGGAATATATTTCTTCAGTGCTTATCTTTTATATGAAGATTCTTTTAGCGAACATATGGATGACAATGAAAGGTTAGATATAAGAATATATAGCATCACTGATAGTACAGCATTGGGTACGGGTTTATATCATGTTAAGCACGATTTTCCAGATGACAGATATTTAGCCGTTCATTGCGATACCCAATCTGAGCTTAGTGTTGGAGACCAAGTTAGGGTTGATGCATATAATGGTACTGGTAGCACAATAAATACATATGTTGGAACTCAAACAGCTTTAACATATTTTACAGGACATTTAGTATGTGCACTATAAATATGAAATTGTTATATAAATTTAAAAATAGCTGGTATTTGAATAATATTAGCTTTATATTAAAATTGCAAAATAGTATATTTGCGTTAGAGAAGGAATTATAATTATGTGGAAATTACAAGGCGGAAGCTATATACCGGGATTTTCAGGCCAAGCTTTTGGAGCTGGTTTACAAAGAGATGTAACAAAGACTAGAAAAGACCAAGCTAAAAAAGCAGCAGCATTAAATAAATATATGAGTAAGCGTGGTGCTATGGGTAAATGGGGAGGTAAGATTGCTTCTGGTTTACTTGGAGCCGCTCTTGGTTCTACTATGGGGCCAGTAGGATTAATGTTAGCCAAAGCTGGAGGAGCTGGTATAGGAAGTTTGATAGGTGGTTCTAAAATGTTAGCTGGTGAAGGCCCAAGTATGAAGCCCGGGGCGGGAACTGGATTACTTGGTTCTACTTATGAACAATTAGGTGAAGCTAAAGGTGGTATTGATGAGGCTATGAGAGGGCAGGCAATGGGGGCTGCTGGTTCTCAATTAATGTCTGGATTGACTGGTATGGCTGGCTCAGAATTAAAATCTGGGTTTGGTAAAATGTTAGCTGGTAAAGGTATAAATATTGGAGCTTCTCCAGAATTAGGTGGTGGATTAAGTGCGGATGCTAAAGCATTTCATGAATCTATGGGAGCTGGAAAT